CTACGTTATGAAGCACAGTTAAGAGGTTTTGAACAACAAGTTGGCGGTAAGCCATCTACTAATTTACCGAGAGTTGATTAATGTCAAATTTAGATGACCAAACATTAGAAATACTTGCTGGTTTAAATGCTGCACAACCAACAACACAACAAGTAGATTATTCAGGTTTTATGCGTGATTTTCAACCTGTTTTAAACGACCCCAACTTATTTGTACCACAACAAGGTTTATTACAAAACACACCTGTATTAGATACATTGTCAGATTTAGATGTTATGCAACAAAGACCTCCTGTTGTTATGGACATGCTAAATCAATATCCAACACTTGAAAGAGATTTTCAGAGAAGTTTTGCAGTAAGCCCTGATACATTTAATATGAATGTTTATCAACCATTGCCTTATAATGCAGCTTTATATCAAGGTTTAGTTAATCAAGGTGGTAGCACATCTGGCGGTATTGATTTGACAGGTTTAGGTGCTGCTGGTTTGCTTGGTGCAGGTGCTGTTAGTTTACTTGGTGGTGGTGATGGTACAGACGGAACAGATGGTATAGATAGCAGTACATCTACTGGCAGTACAAATACTGGTAGTATTGATGTTGGAACAATTACTACAGGAGTTTCAGGTAATAATACTCTTACTGGTGATACAGGTACTAATACAACAGAAATTAGTTCAAATACAGGTGGCGTTGATAATACAATAGGTACAATTACAGGAGTAGGAAGTGATGATACTGTTGATGATGGCACAGGTACTGAAACAACAGAAATTTCAACAACAGGAAATAATAATTTAACAAATACAATTATTGGTGGAACTGGTAACGATACTGTTGATGGTGGTACAGGCACTGAAACAATAGAAACAGGCACAGGTTATATTACACAAAATGATGCTACTAATATTATAAAAACATTAGAAGATTTAAATGAAATTACATCAGATGAAGCTACTGATTTAACAAATACAATAGAAAAAACAAACGCAAATTTTGGCACAGCACTTAAAAGTGGTTTAGGTTCTATTGTAGGTAGTTCTGCTCAAGCAACTAATTTAATAAATAGTGCAGAAACAATTTTAAAAGGTACTGGAACAACAACATTAGGAAATACAAGAATACCAACAGGAGTAGCTGGTTCTACTTTTAAACAAGTTGGAGATAGTGGAGCATTAAATCTTGATGGCTCTATTGATGCTTCAATTAATTTAGGTGACACAGGAATACCAAATTCTGCTATGGGTGTTGACCCTTTTGGTAATATAACATTTAATAATGATAAAGGAATTTTTATACAAAATGCTGATGGTAGTTTTGGTCAACAAATTACAGATAAATTTGGTAATATAAGTTATATACCTTATGATGGTGACCCAAGAGGATTATTTGATAGAATTGAAACTGGTATTAGTGATTTTTTAACTAACCCAATTAATGAGGGTTTTGGAACTGCTGGTTCAGCATTGAATAATGCAACACAATTAACAGGTGCTGAAACATTATCATTAATAGGTGCTGGTTTATCAGGTTTAGATGCAATAGAAGAAGGCAATATTTCTAATGTTTATAATACAGGTGCAGGTTTAGGTGGCTCAGGTTTATTAGGAGGAACAGCACAAGGTCTTGCAACTAGTCCTGCTGCAATAGCACTTGGAACAATTTTAGCTATAGCTCAAGGTTTAGCACCTGACCCTAGTGGTAAAACTGGTTCAGGTGCTTATGATTACAATACATCAACTAACACTGAGTTTGGCATGGCAGGTGATAAATTTAAACAAGGTCATGTTGATACAGCATCAGCAATTTCACAAGGAATTGGTCAAGCAGTTAATACTATTGCAGAAGGATATGGTTTAAATGTTGAAGGTGACCATTTAGTAGAGTTTGGCAGAGAAAGACCATTAAATGTTACTTTTGGAGATACTGATGAAGAACAAACAAATACAAATAGATTAAATTATAATCCTGAAACTGGCGATATATTAAATACCAATGAGGACATTACTAGATTATATTACACAGGTGCAGAAGGTAATGATGGTTCTGCTCTTGCTAGTAATGTTATTAGAGGTACAAATTTATTATCATTAAAAGCAATAGCAAATGATGAAGATACTATTAATATGAAAGATTTTAAAGTACCTGCACTTTCTGAAAATGATGCAAAAAATAGATATTTATCAATGGGTTTAGATGAAAATGCAGCAAATATGCTTACATCTACATCACAACAAGCAAATACTGAAACAATTAGTTTATTAGGTAGTTTAATAATACCTAACACAACTAATGAAGATTTATTTTTAACAGATGCAGAAAAAACAAGTTTATTAGACAAAGGTTATACAGAAGAACAGCTTAATCAAATACTGTATGGTGCTGGAGGTTATATAGAAACAACATCAATGTCTGATTTTAGCCCTCCAATACCTAGAGACCCAAGAAGTTATGATATGACAAACACTAATCCGCCACAAGCATAGTATGGATAATTAAAAAGGGCAAAAAATGGAAAACGAAGGTAAATTAAGACAAAACTTAGATAGAGGTGAAAAAGCACAAGCTCTATTACGAAACGAAATTCTTATCGAGACTTTTGATTTTCTTGAGAAACAATACCATGACGCATGGGCAAATTCTTCTGTAGATCAAAACGAAGCTCGAGAAAAAATTTTTATGATGTTGCAAAACTTACAAACTGTTAAGCAACACATAGAAAGTGTGGTCATGACTGGCAAATTAGCCAATGACCAATTAACCAAATAAGACCAAGCGTTAGCAGTCAAACAGGAGAAAAACATGACAGACGACAACCCTACAGGGAACGAACCTATCAACATGGCGGAAGCCACAAGCCTACTTCTTGACAGGCAGGAATCAGAAGATAATCCACAACCGAATCAAGAGGCACAACCAGAGTCAGAGGTTGAAGAAACCCCTGATGTTACAGATACAGAAGAACCAACAAGTGAAGAACCTGATGAGGCACTTGAAGCTGTTGAGGAAGATGTATCGGAAGAATTAGATGAAGAAGAAGTATCTGAAGAAGAAGCTGAGGAATACGAGGAACAAGAATACTTTACTGTAAAAATTAATGGTGAAGAAAAAGATGTTACCCTTGATGAACTAGCTGCAGGATATTCAAGACAATCTGATTATACAAAAAAGACAACTGAGGTAGCTAGTCAAAGAAAACAAGTTGAACAGTTACAAGCAGAACTTTTACAGGAGCGTCAAGCTCTGCAACAAGGATTACAACAGTTAAACCAACAGTTGACATCACAAACATCAAACGAGCCTACAAAAGAATATTGGGATCAGCTTTATCAAGATGACCCATTAGATTATGTAAAGCAACGTGATGATTGGCGTGACAAAAAAGATCAATTAGCACAAGTTAATGCTGCACAGCAGCAATTAGCCCAGCAACAAGCTCAAGAACAACAAGTACAGTTTCAAAAACACTTGGCTCAAGAGCAAGAAAAGTTAGTAAAAGCAATTCCTGAATGGAAAGATGCAAAAAAAGCTGAAGCTGAAAAAGCTAATATGGTAACATGGGCAAAAAGAGCAGGATTTACTGACCAAGAGTTAAATCAGGCTTCAGACCATAGAGCTATTGTTACAATGCGAAAAGCGTACTTATTTGACCAACTTCAAAACGAGAAACCTCTTGTTAAGAAAAAAGTTAAAAAAGCACCAAAGATGACAAAATCTGGTAAAAAACTTGTTAGTAAAAACTCCTTGAACAAAACTAAGGTTGATAAAGCCTTTAAAAAACTAAAATCAACAGGTAGCATGGATTCGGCTGTTGATTATCTTTTACAAAAATCCACATAGCCTAAAAGGAGTTAATTATGGCAGTATATAAAACCGCAAACGCCATTGGTGAAAGAGAAGATTTGTCAGATGTAATTACTCGTATTGACCCAGCAGAAACACCTATTTTTTCTAATGGTAAAAAAGTAACAACATCAGGCGTATTTTACGAATGGCAAGTTCAAGAACTTACAGCAGCAGCTGATGATAACTATGTTGCAGAAGGAGCAGACTATTCTTATGTCAATCCAACTGTAACTACTAGACTTGGTAATTATCATCAAATCTCAGTACAAGCAGCATCAGTATCTGGTACACTAGATGTAGTAGATAAAGCTGGTAGAGATAAAGAAACAGCTTATGTTAAGGTTCTAAAAGGACTAGAACAACGTAGAGACATTGAAAAAGCATTATGTAAAAATGAGGCTCGTTCAGCATCAGACCCAAGAAAAGCAGGTAAAATTAGTTCTTATATAACTAATGTAAACCTCGTATCACCATCTACAACACCAACAGGTGATGGTAGTGATGTTTCTGACAAAGCTGGTACTAACGCTGCACTTACTTTAGCTAAAATAGATGCTGCAATGAAACTTGCGTATGATGATGGTGGACAACCTGATATGTTAGTTGTTTCACCTGCTAACAAAGTTGCGTTTAGTGACTTATCAAGTGGTTCAGTTGCAACTGCACAATTACAATATACAGCACCAAGAGATATTGCTATTATTGGAAGTGTGTCAATGTATCTAACTGACTTTGGTGAGTTAAATGTCACAATAGACAGACAAATGCTAAATGATACAATTTTCTTATTAGATAGTGACCATTATTCAGTTGGTTCATTACCTAATAGATTATTCTCTGTATCAGATGTAGCACCTACTGGTGACGCTACTAAGTTTGCTATTGTTTCAGAATGGACATTTATTCCAACTGCACCAAAAGCACACGCAATGGTTACAGATCTAAGCACATCTTAGTCTAACTAAAGAGGGCTGTCTTTGAGGGCAGCCCTCAAAAACAAGAGTAGATAATGACAAAAAAAATTATTGGATATGACCCATACCAAAAGAAAACAACATATTTTCATGGTGGCAATAATGGTCAACATCATGTTTCAGTAGAACAAGAAACAAAACATATTATACAAAAAGCAAAAAATTTAGATATTGATTACAAGCCATACGATTTAGTAGGCACACAAAAACACATGAGGCAAATTGCAGAAATACCTGCAAACTTATATTTTGAATTAAAACAAAAACTTGGAGAACCAAAACATAACAAAAGGGCATGGGCTAGATGGCTTAATGACCCTGATAATAAATATTTTAGAACAGGTGGTGGTAACGTATAATGGCAATTACAAATTATTCAGAACTTAAAACAGCTATTGCTGATTTTTTAGCAAGAGATGATTTAACAAATGAAATAGATACTTTTATTGATTTAGCTGAAAGCCGTATATCTCGTGAATTAGAAACAAGATCGCAAGATACACGAACAACATTAACAACTACAGCAGACAATGCTTATGTATCTTTGCCAAGCGATATGCGTACTATTCGTAATGTAAAAATTATGAATAATCCAAGAGTTACATTAAGGTTTTTATCACCCTTACAAGTAAAAAAAGAATATGCAACTGCAGCTACTGGTTGTCCTAAAGTTTATAGCGTTATTGGTGATAATTTATTCTTAGCACCAATACCTGACTCTACATACAATATAGAACTAACCTATAAAGGCTCTGTAAGCTCTCTGAGCGACAGTAACACTTCAAATACTATATTGACACGCTATCCTGATTTATACCTCTATACGAGCTTATTTCACGCTTATACGTTTTTGTTAGACGAACAAAGAGCAACACAGTACGAAGCATTAATACAAACAATGTTACAACAAATTAGAGTAGATGATGAAAAAGGTAGTTATGGTGTTGGTTTAGAGATGCGAAGCGTATATGGAGAATAAACAATGGCAATGAATACACCTTTTGGCGAATGGTTGCCTGACCAGCCTGATAACACTAGCGGAGTGACAACTGCAAAAAATGTTATTCCTGCTGCACGAGGTTATCGTGGTTTACAAGATTTATCACAATATAGTAATGCTGCCGATAATAGATTAAGAGGTATCTTTGCTGCTAAAGACGATAGTGGTGACCCTAAAATATTTGCAGGTGATGTTACAAAACTTTATGAGTTTACTAAATCAAACTCTAATTTAACAAACATATCAAAAGCAGGTAATTATACATCATTAGGTGATGAAGATATATGGAAGTTTATAGACTTTAGTGGTTTTGTTATTGGTGCATCAGGACACAACAATATATTACAAGTATATGACAATGGTACAAGTTCTGCTTTTGCTGACATATCTGGTAGCCCTGCTGCTAAACATATAGCAGTTGTTGGTGACTTTGTATTTACTGGCAATGTTAAATATGGCGGTACAGCATATCCTAATCGTGTGTATTTTTCTTCTCTAGCGTCACATACTGGTTGGACAATAGGTACAGACCAATCTGATATACAAGATATATTTGATATGGGTGATATAACAGGTATTGTTGGTGGTGAATCGGCAACAATACTATGTGAAAAAGGTATTGTGCGTGGTTCGTATGTTGGTACACCTCTTATATTTCAGTTTGATAAAGTGCAAACAGGGTTTGGTTGTAACTATCCTAACTCAGTGGCAAATGTTGGTGAAACTGTGTTTTATTTATCAGATGATGGTTTTTATCAGTTTGACGGACAAAGAAGTACACCTATAGGTGCAGAAAAAGTAAATCGTTTTTTCTTTGATGATTTTACCATAAGAAACAAGGGCAGAATATCTACTGCTGTTGACCCTACAGAACAAATAGTTGTGTGGTCATATACATCAGGTAGTTCTAATGATGATAACCCTGACAGATTATTAATATATAATTATGCGTTACGAAGATGGTCGTATGCAGAGTTAGATTGTGAGCTTATATCACCATTTATGACTATTAATTATACATTAGAAGAATTAGACGCTATTAGCACATCACTTGATGGCTTACCTGCATCACTTGACTCATCAATATATATAGGTGGTCAATTTATATTTGGTGGTGCTAAAGATAAAAAGTTACACACTTTTAGTGGTATAAATAAACAAGCACTAATAGAAACTGCTGATTTAGATACATCTAATGGTCGAGCAAGTGTAATAACAAATGTTATACCTTACGTAGAAATAGTAGGTGGCACAACACCTAGCATTACCGCACAAGTATCATCACGATTTAGACAAGTTGATGAAGATAGTTTTGGTACAGCAAGTTCATTAAATTCTGATGGATATTGCAATGTTAGATCGAAACAAGGTAGGTATCATAAAATAAGATTAAATGTATCAGGCACTTGGAAGTATATACAAGGTGTTGAAATAGAGGCAAAAACAACAGGTAAAAGATAATGGCTGACAACCAGTATAAACGATTAGCTCATCAAGGCGGCAACCCTAGACAAGTTGCTGAAGTTGTTAATCGTATATTAGACGGAGGAATAAACTCTACTGGTAGTGTTACACTGCAAACCTCATCTACTACAACAACAGTAAATGATGTTCGTGCAGGGGAAAATAGCGTTATAACTTTTATGCCTAAGTCTGCAAATGCAGCCGCAGAACTTACAGCATTATTTATATCAGCTCGAACAAACGGCTCTTTTACGATTACGCATAATAATAGTGGAACATCAAGACAATATGAATACATCATCATTGGATAAACAATCGTGGCTAAAGTCACGAAAGTATATTTTAGACGCATTAAAAAGAGGTATTGATTCTCATAGTGAAAAAGATGTATTCTATGCAATAGCACGAGGTGATGCTCAATTATGGACAGGTCAAAAAAGTGCTTGTGTTACAGAGATAGTAACATACCCTAACTTTAAATCTATACGATTTTGGTTAGCAGGTGGGGATTTAGAAGAATTAAAAGAAATGGAACAACCTATTTGTGAATGGGCTAAATCTATTGGTTGTAAAAATGCACAAATAATTGGTCGCAAAGGGTGGTCAAGAATAAAAGATAAAGACAGAGCTTATGAAGAAGTAGGCACAATATCAATGAGGAGTATATAATGAGTATAGGACAGGACGAAGTAGTACCACAAACTACAACTGTAAATCCCCCTGCTTATGCAGCACCATTCTTAGCGTATGGTGCGAATGAAGCACAAAGATTATACAATACTGGTGGTGGTTTTAATTATTTTCCAGACAATACATTAGCAGGTTTTAGTCCAGAACAACAAATGGCTATGACATTGCAAACTAATAGAGCATTATCTGGTAGTCCATTAACAAGAGAGGCACAAGACCTTTCATTAAATACATTGCGTGGTGATTTTTTATCAGGCAATAATCCTTTTTTTCAACAAGCTGTAATAGACCCAATTACGCAAAATGTTCAAAGTCAATTTAGTCGTGCAGGGCGTTTAGGTTCTGGTGCTAACCAAGATGTATTAGCTCGTTCACTTGCAACACCACTTATGCAAAATTTTGAAAATGAAAGACGAAGGCAAAACGCTATGATTAATACAGCTCCATCATTAGCAAGAGCTGATTTACAAGATTATGCAGATTTAGCTAGAGTAGGTGCAATGCGTCAAGACCAAGCACAAAGACAAATTGCAGCAAACATGGACAGATTTAACTTCTTACAATCTGCACCAGCAAGAAACCTAAATCAATTCTTAGGTCAAGTTGGAACAGCAGCAGGTGGTTATAAATCACAAACTTCACCATTTGTAAGAAATCCATTAAATCAAACTTTAGGTACTATTGGTAATGTAATTGGAATTGGTACAGGAATAAAGGGGTTATTTTAATGGCTAGAGTTCAATTTGGTAATAAAATTTATGATACAAATAATCCACAAGAAAATGCTGAATTGTTGCAATTACAACAACAACTAGAACGTAAACGTTTACAATCAATAACTCAGCCAAATAGTATTGCTGCTGCAAATGTAAAAGCAAGAGCATCTTCTGATTTAGCAAATTTAAATGCTTTACAAACTGCAAGACAATTTGAAGGTCGTAATCCTGCTGCAAGAACTGTAGAAGATATTGTTCTAAATAGAATGCCTCCTAAAGTAGATAATACACCAGCAGGTTTATTAGGCATAACGACTCCAAATGTAAATATTAATGCAAATTCAATATTACCTGTTCAACCTCAATCTGTTCAGTCTCAACCTGTTCAATCTGCCCAGCCTCAACCTAAAAGAACATTAGGTCAAAGAGCAAGTGGTTTATTTGATAGGGTTTCTGATGCTTACATGGGTGCAGCACCTATATTTGCAGTAGCACAAGAGTTTCAAAAAGCTGGTGCATTAAGACCTGTAGGTGCAGCAATGCAAGGCGACCCTTATGGTACAATGATGCAATTACAACAAAATGAACAACAACTTGAAACTTTAGAAAAACTTAGACAAAACCCACAATACGCACAATTTGCAAACCTACCAAATGAACAATTTATAAAAGCTGTTGAAAAACAAAATGAGTTTGTAATAGAAAATCAATTAGCCGCACCAAATACATACGCTAATATTGATACAAATGTTTCAAGTGAAAATTTAATGGCACAATTAAATGAAACTAAAAAACCTATAGTTTTAAGCGAGTATGAAGAAAGAGCGCATGGTAATTCAGAAATGACACATGGTATTGAAAATACACTTGCTTTGATGGCAGGTAGTATAAGTGTACCATTTACATCAAGAAATTTAGCAAAAAGAACTGAAGAATCAAGAGCAGCTACTGTAGATTATTTTAATTTAGTTAGAGGTATATTAGTTGATGATGTTGGTGGTCGTGTAACAGTTTTTGATAAAAAAGCAGTAAACAATCAATTTCCTGCTGAATTTAAGGCTGATGGTTCAATATCAAGTTATTCATCAGAAGGTGAAGCATTAGCAAAATATCAAGGTTTAAAAGGAGCATTAACTGGACAATTAAAAGATGCAATAGCATTAACGCAAGACCCCAACACAAGAGATGATAAAACAGTAATGCGTAAAGCAAATTCTAAAATAGATAAATTAAGAAGAGCTATAAGAATTACTGATATTAGAATTGATAGTTTAAATCAAGAAAGACGAGGTGATGATGCTTTTTTTGGTGAAAGAGAGGATTTATTTGAAAACCCAACAGATACCTCTGGTCGCAGTGAAATGACAGAAGAACAAGCAGCAGAGATATTTCTTGGTGATTTAGATATAACATTTGAGTAAAAATATGTCAGAAAAACAAATTAGAGAAGAACTTAATCAATTTAAACAAGCCGCTAATATAATGGTAGATAAAGGTCGTGTTACAAAATTAGAAGCAAATACAAAAATTTTAGAAAAAGCTAAATCATTAGGCGTAGTTCCTCAAGATTATTTTCCTAAAAAAGTATCACCATTTGTTGAGTACCCAGTTGAAATAGCGGCAAGTATTGCTGGAAGTTTTACGCCAGCTCCATTAGTTTCATCAACACTAGCTTATGGAGCAGCAGATTATTTATTAGAACAAGCTGGTGATGTACTAAATCCTGATTTACCATCAAAATCAAATGTAGATCAATTAACAGATTCTGCATTTAATACAGCAATTATGGGTGGCGTTAATTTATTTACAAAAGGAGCTGGTAGCGTTATTAGCACAGCATATAAATCATTTAAAGAACCTACAAAAGCAGGTATAGAAGCTGCAAAAAAAGGTGCAGAAAAAGTTGTAACAACATCAAAAACAGAATTAGAAAAAGCTGGTTTAGATTCTACATTAGCTAGTCGTTTAGCAGGTACTTTAGCTCCTGATGAACAAAGTGCTACAATATTTGTACAAAAAGGTTTAAAAGACACTATTGCAAAACAAGCTAAAAAAGAAGGTTTATCTTTAAAAGAGTATTATAAAAAATATAATCTTAAACCAGAGGGTTTTCAGCTTCCTATAGGTATGACAGGAGGTGGATTTGTTGCTGGTGCTTTTAACGCACTTGGTCGTATGCCATTGATAGGTAAACCTATTCAAGGACAAATTGAAGCAATACGAAAATCAATGTTACATTACACAGAAACAGCATTTAGTCCTGCTAAAAAAATGACTGAACTAGAAGCTAGTGAAATGATAGCTAGAGTTGGTGCAAGAAAATTTAAAAATATGAGTGCAAGGGCTAGATCATTATATAAAAAATCTGATGCAGGTTTTAACACTCTTTTTAAAAATAATGCAATTAGCACAGCAGAGTTATCTAAAGCAATACAATCAATATTAAAAAAAGAAAATTTAAAAGGTGCAAATGTAGATAAAACATTTATTAAATATTTAGCTGATGATGTTTTACCTCAATTAAAATCTAAAAAAATTGATTATAAAACACTTGAAAACATAAATTTTGGATTAAAAGATTTTTATAGATCAGCTTATGCAGGAACTATTAGTCAAAGTGGTGCAAAAACTACAACAGAAAAATTATCACAATCTTTAATACAATCTATTGAAAAAGGAATTTTAACAAAAGAATATGGTCGTAATGTTTTAAAATTACAAGGACAGGCTGCTAAAGATTGGAATAAAGCAGTTGCATTAAGACAAAAAGCACATGAAAATTGGGCAAAAATGATGGGTACAGCACAAGGCATTATGCCAAAACTAATTGCTGATAAAATTGGAGCAAAGGGTTTAAGAGTAACAGGCAGTCCATCAAAAGATTTTCAAACTAAAGGTATTTTAGATGAAACAGGAAAGTTAGAAGGATTATTTACTGCTGCTTTTAAAGATAGTAGTCCTGCTAAATTAAAACAATTAAAAGAATTATTAAAATCTTCAAGCACAAAGAAAAAAACAGCTACTGGTAAACAAGATGTAAATTGGCGTTTTAATTTATTAGCAGCAAATCATTTTGATACAATTATGATGAAAGAGCTTGTTGAAGATGTAGCAGGTCAAAGAGTTTTAAAAGCAAATTTTAAACCACAAAAATTAAAAGAAATGCTTGGTCTTAATAATAAAGGTAGTAATAAATATAAATTTACAAAAATGTTGTTAGAGGGATTTCCTAATGTAACACCAAAAAAACTAGAAGGTTTTTTAAATGCTTTAGAAGTAATGCCAAACGCAGCTATGTCTATTTCAACATTTGTGCAAAGGTCAACTATGTTAAGAGCTGCAGGTTCTTTAACACCAATGTCATTATTAGGAATGACAGGTGCTGGTGCATTTGCTGGTGGTGGTATAGCAACACTAGCTTTAGGAATGGGTGGAATGTATGCAATTAGTAAATTTTTATCTTTACCAGCAACAAAAAAACTAGCTGATTTAGCTGCTAAAAGTGGTAAAAGCGGAGAAGTATATCAAAAATTATTAGGTCAAAGAATGGCAAAATATTTTGAAGATTTAAATAAAAAATTTGGCACTTTACCATCTGGTAAAGAATTGCCTACTGTTGTTAGACCAGCAGTAACAGTTCCAATAACTGAACAAATAACGGATAATCAGGAGTAAAACATGGCAAAAACAAAAATATCACAGTTTGATGCAAACGCAGCAAATAATACTGACTTAAATAGTATTAGTATTGCTGAAGGTACAGCACCATCTAATATTAATAATGCTATTCGTGAACTTATGTCACAACTTGCCGATCTTAATTTAGGTAATGAAGTATTATCTACTCTTAAAATAGACAATTTACACCTTGATGGTAACACTATTGTTACTTTAGATACTAATGGTGACTTAAACCTTACTCCTAATGGCACAGGATCAGTTGTAGTAGCTAAAGCAGATATTAATGGTGGTGCAATAGACGGAACACCTATTGGTGCTGCTAGTGCAAATACAGGCTCTTTTACAACATTAGCTGCAAGTTCTACTGCAAACTTAGGTTCTACTGTAACAATATCAGGTGGTAATATAGATGGTGTTATAGGTGCAAATACTCCTGCAGCTATTACAGGCACAGTTATTACTGCTAATACAAACTTTGCTGGAAATCTTACAGGTAATGTAACTGGTACAGTAGATGGTGTCGTAGGTGGTACAACCCCTGCTGCAGTTACAGGAACGACAATAACTGCCAATACTAAGTTTGTCGGTGCAATAGATGGCAATGTAACCGCAACAAGTGGTACATCAACATTTAACAATGTAACCATAAATGGCACACTTGATATGGATAGTACAACCTCACAAACAATTACAGGACTTGCCACGCCCTCTGGTTCTACAG